GTTATTTATTAGCGATTCTCCTATAAAAAAAGAAAAGGCTCCCTTTTGAGGAGCCTTTTGCTTATGTATTTCCGTTTGCTTACGATTAGTAAGATGCAGAAGGACGAGTAGAACCAGTCAATACACCTAGACCTGTTACGTTCAAGGTAATGTATTGAGTTTCTGGGTGCCATCCAGCTTCTGTAATAGCATAACGAGACTTCATACCAATTTTCGGAGAGAAAGTTCCCTCTGCGATTGTTTGAAGAGACTCTGCCATGATATATGGAAGGAATTTAACACCTGGCTCTTCATCAGCGCCTTTACGACCGATATGGATACGATCGTCGCTGAATTTCAAGTTAGGATCTACGTACACAGTTAAACCGTGAACTTTACCTGCAGGGTACAATTGACCAGCAGCAGATGGAAGATCGTTATTGAAAGGAGCGAACGAGTAACCAGCTACGTCTGCTAAAGCAGAAGCAACACGACCGTTAGTAACGATGTAAGTACCTGCACCGAAACGACCTCTATGATAAATCAAGTTAGCCATTTCAAGGATTTTAGTTACAACACGACGTTGTAAAGTTGAGATGTTCTCGAAACCAGTTGAACCTACAGTTAAGTCCAAAGTAGTGATTCCTGCACCTTCAACTGCTGCGATAGCAGTGTTGTGAACAGAACCTAATTTGAATACACGGTCAACTAATTTTTTGTTGATTGATTGAGCAAGCTCGTTAACTGCTACGTTCTCTAACATAGAGATTACGTCGAAATTCCAAACTCGGTTAAGATCTTGGATTTGCTCAACAGTTGCAGAGATAGCAACTTGGTCACCTTTAGCCTCAATGAATTTCGTAAACATACGAAGACCCATTTGACGGAATTTAGAAACCTCAGCAACTTCTCTCTTCATTCCTTCGAATGGTAATTGAGAACCTGTGTCGCCTAAGAAAGGACCATCAAATGCAGTTGTTGCATAATCATCATCACTTACTGAAGTAAATCCAGAGATGTGGTTTTCTAAAGCAGATACCAAAGTAACTGTGTTAGCTGCGAATGCAGTTGTACCTAAACCATCGTAAGGATCGCCTGTAGCACCAGTTCCAGAACCGATTGCTGTAGCACTAATTGATGCAAGGAAGTCAGCAACAGTAGTAGCACCATCAGTACCAGTTACTACTTTAAGGATTGGTTGACCATCAACACGTGATTTTCCAACCAATTGGAATTTCCAATCTGCGTTAGTACCGTCGATGAATTTACCAACTGCGATAGATGCGCTGATTGAAGGAACTTTAACCATGAATGGCTCGTATGCTTTATCAGTGTTACCACCTTGGTATACGTAATCCAAATAAGGTAAGAAACCTACTGGAGAATCCATAGGAACTACACCAACTAGGTCGAAACCGATAGTTTTAGCAGCTACTTGGATAGCTACCGGTAAAAGGCTTGGGAATTTATCACCAGAACCTGATGCAGAAGCACCGTAACCGTTTTTTACACCAGCAGATGAGAATGGAGTCATTGAGCTAGTTGGAGCAGAGATTGCACCGATTGAAGAGATAGAACCTGGTTGTTGTAAGAACAATCCTGGAGCTACCGCTGATTCATTGATTGAACCTGCGTTATCGAAAATTGCGTGGTTGTGAGCGTAGTCTACTAACCAAGGGCGAGCTTTTACGTCTGCACCGTAACCTTCTAAAACTGGAGTCCAAGTTTCGTTAATTGAAGCGTCGTTCAATTTTTTGAAAATTTTAGTTGCCATTTTTTAAAAATGTTTTTTTAGTTTTGTGCTTTTCTTTTAAGCATGTCTATGTAAGTATTTGAATAGCCTCTTAAGCTTTCGTGTACTTGATTTAACGACACATAACCTTCTTTACCTTGGCTTTCGTTAATAGTGTTATTATTTATAATAGTCTCTGTTGCAATTCTTTCATTAATTCCTCTGAAGTCACGAGAATCCCAGAAAGATTTAACTTGATATGCTGAATTAAGAACTAGTGTGTTTGCTTGAGCAGCAACCCAATTTCTTTCTCCTTCAGTCATACTTTCAAATACATTTTTGTAAGCAGCTGGCATAAATTTAATATAGTTAGGAGTGTTTTCAACCTGTTTGTTAAGAACTGCCTCCATGATATTAACTACCTCTTCTTCATTAAAGTAGATTGCTCCTCTAAGAGTTTCAACGATTGCGGTTTTAGTAGGTTGATCTAACTTGTAAAATGCTTGTTTACGGCCTTCGCTTAACAATTTTAAGAAAGGATATTTACCTTCTAGAACTGCGTTTGCTGAATTAGATTTAATATGTGTTAAGATACCGTCTACTGCACCAACTAGGTCATCTACTGTAGAAGTTTCACTGATTTCAAATTCAACACCTTCGTTTAATTTCTTAACTTCTCCAAGTAGAGAACGAGTCTTAGCTGTTGCTCCTGGAAGAACTTTTTCATTAAGTGATTCTGCGATATACTCAGAGTATTTAATACCTTTATTTAAGTTTTCACCTAAGTAATCAGAATATTTAATAGCGGCTTCTAAGTTTTCAGCGATATAGTTAGAATAGTGGATTCCTTTTTCTGCATTTTCTCCAACGTATTCAGCGTATTGAATTCCTCTATCAACGTTCTCAGCTAAGTAATTAGTGTATTCGATAGTTTTTTCAACGTTTTCTGCAACGTATTCAGAGTAGTTAATGTTTTGGTTAACTTTTTCTCCTAAGTATTCAGAATACTGGATATTCTTTTCAACTTTTTCTCCTAAGTAGTCAGAATAGTCAATAACATTATTAACTTTTTCTGCAACGTGCTCAGTGTAGTTGATACCTTTTCCTAACATTGCTGATAGGTAGTTAGAATATTCAACTAACTGCTCCATTTCACCTGCTAGGTAATTAACGTATTCTACCATTTTAGCAACTACTGGAGATTCACCAGCTGTGCTTTCGCTGATCTGCTTAAGACCTTTATTGTTTTTTGAAATACTCTCTTGTAAAGTTGAGAATTTCTTCTTAACCAATTCAGAGTATTGGTTCATTTCATCTTTTGTTACAAACTCATTAGCCATTTGCTGTGTATTATTTTGTTGGGTTGGAATTTCAGAATTATTTATTTTATAAATCTTTACAGAATCTGCAAAGTTGAAATTTTCAGAAATATCTGTTAGTTTGCTAGTTATAGCAGTTGTCTTTAGTGTATCCAATGATTCAAAGATAGAAGCAAAGTTACCTTGTAAACTTTCAGACACTTGACTTAATGATGCTTGAGAGAAACCAGGTTCTGCTACTAAATCATAAGTAAAGATTTTATGCAACTTAACTTTTCCGTTTTCAGAAACGTTACCTGCTGCTCTTGATGAAACTGCTGTTGTGCAACCAGCTTCAACTAAGGTCTTAGCGATCTTTCCACAAGGAGTATCAAGAAGACGAAGTCTAATCTTTACGCTATTTGAACCTTCATCGTAAGTAAGTCCTTCTACTACGTGAGATACGTTAGCTAAAGAAACATCAAATTTTTGTGGGTGATCAAGTTCACCAAAGAGTCTGCGCTCTTCGATCTTCTTTTTTAGGTATTCTAGATGAGGTAAATACTCCTGTTTTTCGTAAACTCGATTATTCTCGTTCATTACTCCAAAAACAGCGGCAGTACCTTCAAGGATAATGTCGTTATCTTCTCTAGTTACAGTGACAGCTTCGTTGATTTTCTCAATAATGAATACTGAGTTGTCAGGAACAGATGTCTTGTTCAAACTTTGTATTTTAGGATTAGCCAATTGTATCAGACTTTTTTGATTATTTATACGCGCCACCTGTCATACATGGTGAGCCGTACTAACATTATTTATTAATGCTAATCAGTAAGTCTTTGAATTCCTTTAACTTTTCTTCACTTAATTTCGAAAAGTCCGGACGGTTCACAATTATTTTAAAGAGATGGCTTCCTCTTTTACCAAATGCGGATACGAGTCCTTGGTTGGGTATCTTAACTACTAAGTCACTAAGTGAATCCCGGTTAAATGATTTTATTCTGTACTTTTTACCCAATGGGCTCTCTAAAATGACTTCTTCATTAAACAAAATATCATATAGGCTGATCTCAATCTCTTGAACTAGATCACTATCTTCAAGTTCAAGGCCCAGCATATCAACATTTATGCGAATAATTAAATCGCCAACCACATTGCCTGCCCGCTTTCTGTTAAAGTAATCGACTTCCTCAGTTTCCTGACTGGACCCTCCTCCTCTGACTTTTAGGACTAAAAAATATTTACCGTTTTCAAAAGAAATTGGATAAGGGTTAATTGCTAAATTAACTTCTGCTCTAATTTGCTTGTCTTCGAACTTTAATGCACCGTCTTTTGACTTTTTTGATATCGGGTATCCAATATCAAATACCGAACCGTCCATTAATTCTTTGATGGTTGCCCATTTGTCAACAGTAACCGTTAAGTGCCTAAAGTCTTGAGTTCTTGCTCCAGAGAAAGAGAAATCATGAAACGACCCAAAGAATTCCGAATTAAATGAAGAATTTTTAGGTGCCCGGGCAGAATCGTATACTCGTTTCTTATCTTCTGATCCAATATGTTCATACGCCTCAGCTACTTCTTTGAATTTTTCTTCAAATTCTTTACTTCCACCATTTTTGTCAGGGTGGTATTTAGAAGCAAGCTTTCTGTAAGCTTTCTTTATTTCAGCAGAGTCCGCTGTTTCGGGAACTTCGAGAATTTTATAATAATTTTTCAAACGGTAAACCTGTCTTTTTGTTTCTAGTATAATACTAGAAATCGTTAGTTAGTTTACTTTCGATTAAATAACCTTATAAAAAATCAATTTATGTGAAGCCCATTGCTTTTACCTATTACTCAAATGCAGTCTCCGATATTTTCTTAAAAAATGTGGAAACATTCCTCTACTATTCAGGAAAATACGACAGCCTAGTCATTTGCTCCGATATACCTTTGCCTAAAACCATAATATCGGCATTATGCGAAATTATTCAAGTGATTAAGATCTCCCCAAACGAGCAATCTATCTCGTTGAAGAAGAAATTTTCAAGTAATTCTAACCCAACTATAGTTAACCCTTTCATATTAACAGCACTTTCTTATTCAGAAGCATCGGATATTACTGTATTCGACCCCCATGTGTTTTTAATAAAGGATATAGACTTAACCAATAATTCCAATCAATTTTTCTTTTCCCAGAACTCATTAATATCTACGAGCTTTTTTAAATTTAAGCCTTCTTCTGAGATTAGTCGGCTTGCTAATCAAATTCTAATAAACCAGGATTATACTAACATATCAATAATCCAGGCCTTTAATTTCTTTATAACGAACTCACTAGCCTTTTCTGAAAAGTCGATACGGTCTGATCTTTTTATCTTTACCAGACCTAGTGATGAAGTTGAATTAAAGGAAGATAAGATACTCGGCTTTGATTTTTTAAATTTAAGTAGGACTTCACATTTCAAGGAAATTTCCGGAATTAGAGATAATCATGTTGCCAAAAAGAAAAAGCAGCTACTTGCCTTTATCAAGAAAAAATACCAATACCTAGATCAGTCACTAGTTACTGCTACTCAAAATAATGCAGCAGTTCCAATATCTTACGAAAACTTTAAAAAGTATTCAGACAAACTCACCAATACGGTACAGATCAATCTGATCTACACAAAACAGGTAGCTAATCACGCTAAGAATTTAGAAAAGACCCTAACCGAATTAGGGTTTATTGTAAAGTCTTCAATTAAATCTCCAGGTAGTGCTCTAAACCCAAATGACCCTAACTTGCATATCGTCATGTGCCCAAATGTATTCACGGATTTCCCAAAGAATTACATAGCCTACCAATTTGAACAAGCCCATTCAAGCTGGTTCACTAAAGATTACATACACAGGCTAAATTGTGCGATTGAAATATGGGATTATTCAGAATACAATATCAATTATTTCAAAGGAAAATTTGGAAGACCTCATATATTTGTACCAATCGGTCGAGTTGAACATGATGTTGATATAGTTAACCAAGCTAGAGATATAGATGTCCTGTTTTATGGAGAATACTCAGGCAGCAGTCGAAGAACTGAATTTCTAGATAGTATGAGAGAGCTTAGGTCCATCAAAGTAGTAGACGGATTTAGCGTACATAAGTTTGGATCAGATATCGTAGATATTCTCAAGAGAACTAAAGTTGTACTAAATCACCACTACTACGATAATGGAAATCTTGAAGTAGTTAGAGTATATGAAGCCTTAAGCTACGGGTGTAAAGTCGTTTCCGAAGTTTCAGTTGATGATAATTACCACGATTTACCGATTTTAAGATATTCCAGTGTTACTGAAGCAGATCGGCTTCTAAAATTGGCACTAGCTGATAATCAGGTTCGTGAATTTAACAAAAGTAATAAAGCTGTTATTAAATCAGCGATGAGTCGACTTGGTTTTAATATGCACAATCGAATTGCAGTATTTGCTCATTATGATGTCCTTAACCAGATCGACGATTATGTAGTTGACTATTTAACTAAACTTAGTAAATTTTGTGACAAAATAATATTTGTGTCTGACGGTAACGTAAATCCTTCTGAGCTGGAAAAAATCTCTCATTTAATATCTGATAGTATATGTGGAAGGCACGGTGAATCAAACGATTTAGGTAGTTACAAGAGAGGTTTCAATTTAATAATTGAAAAGTACAAGTCTGACATTTCTAAAATTGATCAATTTCTTTTTGTTAATGATTCAGGTTATTGTGTGGGCGATCTAACTCCAGTCTTTGACACTATGACTGGTGCATCCGTTGATGCATGGGCACTATGTGATCATGCGCCCGACCCAAAACTAATAGAGGGCAAGTGCTATTTACAAAGTAATTTTTTCTCAGTTAACCGAGCAGTATTTACGGCAAAACCGTTCTCTCAGTTTATGAACAGTATAACAGTTTCTCATAATAAATCAGAAATAGTTGACAAGTATGAGCTAGGTTTATCTGAGATGTTAATTAAGAATGGTTATAGGACCGGTTGTTACATAAGCACAGTCAGTCTAGATGAGTACATTAGATCGAATGATACTCAATTAACAACTGAGGTCCTTTCGCTACTTTCCGGAAATTATTCAGGCATAACTAGCGATATAATGTCAAGAATATTTCATTCAAAAATAGGAGGAGACTATGTCTATTCTGATCATTTTTATACTCTACTAAAAATAGGATTTCCGTTAATTAAATGCTTAGCACTAGTTCCAAATCAGGAAACTGGCCCATATAATAAACTAATTGACTATTGGAAGCCGATCCTCATTTCTAAATTGGGATCAGCTCAAGTTAATCAAATGCTAACTCATATTTCTAGAATCGGTAAGACTCCGAAATCACCTAACAAAAATATACGATAATAAATGAAACTTGCCATTTTTGCAATAGCATTAGACGAGGAGAGGTATTTAGCTGAATGGCTAGACTACCACAAGAGATTAGGAGTTACTGACTTTGTCATTTACGATAATTCAGCAAATAACAAACTACGAGACTTTGCCTCAGACTCAGTTAAGATCATCTATTTTCCTGGAAAAGGGATGCAAATTCCAGCATATAATAATTTTCTAGAAAATTTTGCTAGCGACTTTGACTATGCAATGGCACTCGATATTGATGAGTTTTTAGTAATTCATAATGATTTATCAATTAACGAATTCATTCAAACCTACTTAACTTCAGCTGGTGTAGTAATCCATTGGCGATTCTTTGGGTCAAACGGTCATATTCGTTACTCAGATCGACCAGTCTTGGAGAGATTCATTAAATGCCAAGACGATTGCTCTGACCATTTCAAAACAATCATCGACTGTAAAAAAGTAGTTAGGTATACAAATCCTCACATGCCTGATTTGACAGTCGACGGTGAAATATTCGAGTTAACTGGTGAATTAGTAACAGGTCATGCGAGTCAAATAAATACAACTAGTATTGCACAAATCAACCATTATTTTTGTAAATCATGGGAAGAATTCAACTGGAAGATCAATCGAGGCCGCATAACTCTCAATGTTGAACCTAGATCAACTGACGATTTCTTTTGGGCGAATAGAAATGACGGTGTAGACAAGTCGGCTCTAAACTTAATAACTAATAAAAAAACTACAAAATAATAATGTATTTACCAGTACCTTACAAAGTTCAGTATGACACACAAAAATTTCCATTTAAGGAAATCGTCGAGTCAATTCTAGAAGTTGATAATCTATCTGAACTGCACAAATTAAAAGACTACCTTTTCTTTTCTAGAGAAATGGATCAATCTACTGATTGGCACAAAGCTTATTACTCAAAATTCAGTGAGTTGTTTTACCCAACGTACGTTGAATTAGTTAAAGAATTAGCGAACTCATTCGAGTATGAATCAATCATTTATCAAAAAATCCCAACGTTTAGAACCCAACTCGTTAATAATTTAGCAGTCGGCGAATGGCACAGGGACCGAGCATACAATCACGGAACTTCTGAAGTTAACTTTTGGATGCCATTTACTGATACTAACGAGACCAATACTATTTGGATGGAAAGTTCTGAAGGAAAGGAAGATTTCATGCCGTATACTGTAAAATACGGAGAAATTTTAGTATTTAATGGAGCTAATCTACTTCATGGAAATAAAACAAACACCTCTGACTCTACTCGAGTATCAGTTGACTTTAGATTAGTTGATCCAGCTAAATTTATTCCAACTAAAGCAGGCTCAATTAACATGAATTCGTCTTTTGAAGTAGGCGGATATTTTGAAAAACTTTAATTATGAAATTATCAGCAGGATACGTTGTCTTTGACGGACTAGAGACACTAGAGCAATCAATACGCTCAATCCGAGAATCAGTTGACCTTGTTCTCGTGTCATATCAAACTGTTTCTTGGGGAAACACTGAGTGTTCTCCTAACCTAGTTCCAATGTTAGAGAGACTCAAGAAGAAAGGATTAATTGACGCCATAATAGTATTCACAGACTTTGTACCATCATCCCTAACCACTGCTGAAGATGTGCTGAGAGCTAAGGTTTATGAGTGCAATAAACGTCAAAGCCTATTGGAAAAATCTCTTGAATTAGGAGCAACCCATTATCTTTCAATGGACGCGGATGAATTCTATGTTAAAGACGAATTTGACGAAGCTAAGCGACAAATCATTGATAATAATTTACATGCGACTGCGGTTAAGTACATAAATTACGTAACGCCAACTCTACACCAAGGGTACTCCAAGTTTAAGGTCCCATTTATCTACAAGATAGGATCGGCCAGTAGGCATCATTCAGTGCAATTCATGTTTTCTGATATAGACCCTACTCGCGGAATAGCGGATGACTCATACGAAAGATCGCGAGTATTTGACCCAGGAGTTATAACGATGCATCACATGGAAATGGTCAGAGAAGACTTGCTTGGAAAATACCAAGCGTCAAGTCGATATTTTAGAAATAGACAACAGTTACCTACTTTATCAGAAGATATTGACCGTGCTAAGAGCACCGGTAAACTTACCTATAATGCAATCCATTTCGGAGATGCAATTAGTCACTTAAATACTGAGCTTGAATTAGTTAAATGTGAAGATCAATTTGGATTAACGCCCAATTGATACGGTTTCAGATAGGATCTGATCTTTCATGTTATTAATTAGAGATTGAGCTGCCGCTCCAGTAGAAGGCATTTTAGCATCAACCATTGCAGCTAATCCCATAAGAGCTGCAAACATTGAATCACCCATCACTGCACTTTCAACAACATTTGACGAACCCAATCGGGTAGTCTTTCCATCTACGTGAACTGTTTGTGCGCTTGTTTTAATTGAATTGGAAATAACGTTAACTTGAGACTGGCTCATTACTGTGATTACGTTTCCATCTAATTCAACTGAGGAAAGGCCGTCTTTGTGATACAATTCAATTTTTGAATTTTGATCAATATTTAGGTAAGAGTCTTTCATTTCAAGAGTTAACCCTCGACCTTTATTAAACCAGAATTTTATCTGCTCATCTCCATCAAATAGGATATAGTGAGCTCCTTCGTACTCGTATTCTGTACTCTTCTTAAGCTCTTCCTTAATATCGTCGCCTATTTCCTGAACCTGTTCGTACTCTGGCGAATATAAGTCACCATTATTAAATCTCACATTAACAATCGCTCCCTTTTTAGGAATTGATATTGATCCAGCCTTTGCGTCCTGCCCGAAAAATGCGGGCTTTTGAGATTGAACTGCCCATGGAATATCTTCAACTGGCAACGTATCAAATAGGCTAAATACTTTAACTTTACAGCGACCTTCTCTTAGAGGATCAGTCACATCAACGACTTCTCCTAAATACTTAGTAGTTAGGCGATCCGACCCAGTAGGATCCTTCATTATATCGTGATTTGGATTCATTCGCTATTCTATATTTTATGGATAAACATCCCCCAATGAACCATCTGATACATTTGGTTTTACATCTGATCCTGGGTAAGTGTCATCTCCTACAGTCTGTCCTCCAACCGGCCCAACTGGCGATCTTCGCCCGAATACCTGATTAGTTGAAAGTACTTCATTTGTTCTATTATACACATTTTGCGATAATGCGGTTTCAAGTCTAGTCTGTAATTGGTTAGTTAAGTCGCCTATTAATCTTGCAGGTAGACTTGCTGCACTTGATAAAAAGCGCTGAGCTCTTCCTTCTAGGCTATTTGCTAAACCTGAGAAAATACCAAGAGACTGATAATCAGATTGAGCTGAAGATTCTGATTCTTCGGTTACCCATCCAGCTTTAATCTTAAATGAAGTGTTAAATGGCTGATCTTGAGTGAACGCCTTCATTTCAAGCGAGGTTGGGCCGCTCATAAATCCATCAAAATCAAACTCACAACGACTTAGTCTGTACTTTAACTGCTGTACTCCACTTTCTAAGCGGCCGTTATCATCCCTAATATCTCTTATTTCAAATAGAGTAATTGTCATGTCAAATGTTCTTAAGTTATCCGGAAGAGTATACGCTAATTTATCCTGATCGTATATAGCTCGTCTATAATTTTCTGCAAACTTAAGTAATGGTTGCTGTATAGAATCAATGCAGTTAATTGTGATTTCAGCCTTTTTATTACCCTCCTTTATTCTACTTGCTGCTTTCCATAATGAATCTATTCCTGCTATTGACTGAAAATACCATGGAGAATTCTGTAGTAGTTGTAAATTAGCCTGCGCCGAGGTTAAGTGATGA